GCAATTCTACTGCGGGCGCGTACTCTAGCATGGAGAAGGGATCAGGAACTAAATCTTGCGATTTCAGAATATTATATCGTCCAGAGATGCAGGATTTCTGACAGCAATCTTTGCATCTAACTTCGTTACAACATTTGGAGATAATTTATACATCCTGTTTGTCATTGATATCTCATCTCTACTTAATTTTTGTACCCCATCATTATACCTTAATGTTCCATCATAATCCATTCTTCCAGTTGAGAAATGCTCTGGATTTGGTATCCTTGCATTCGGCGGCATAGCCTCACCTGATTCCATTAAATTCATTGCTACAAATACCCATGTTGGATCTTCCATAGGAAATACATATCTTCTACGGTTTGCAACTATTGGCAAATCTAAAGTTGTTCCTGATCTGTAGGTTGTTGTATCTAATAAAGTAATGTCCAATATTCTACCATCATCATACTCTAAATATCTTTTTAAATTTTCCCCAACATATTCATCATCGGCATAACTTACGCCAAAAACATACTCTCTGTCAGGCATATCTATTATCCATCCACTATGTTCAATTCCATTTAATATTCCCTCCATGTCGTGTTCCGGTATCGGTGTTCTGAATGGTATAATTAATCTTATTTTTTCCCATCTGCTTGCAATCGGTGTAGGATTTCCTTCTGCAACAGGAAAAGCWAACGCCGTTGTCATTCCTGGTCTCGGCAATCTGTTAAATAGCTCTTGTTCATCGGAATATTCTACAACTCTTACATCTTCTGGCACTTCATATGTCTGATCCGGTGTTATGGTCTCCATTTCCGCCTTAACTATTCGTATTCCTCTTAAAGGTTCGAAATATCTGTTGTTAATCATCTTCATTCCTACGAGCAGTCTTTCTCTGTCCTTCGTACTTAAAAAGTTTTCACTTCTCTCAAAATAAGGGTTATCTAAGTTGATATCGAATTCTATTGGCATCCCATCCATTCCTGCTCTTCGTATTTGCGGATTTTTAAAGTTTAATTTTGTGTTCATGCCACGTGTATAATTTAAGAAATATTTTGCCAACGCACGTTGTTCACTTGTTTTCTTGTTCTCTTTAAGCAATACGGATAGTATCTTTTTCATTGTTGGTCCTCTCATATCTGGCATCTTCGCTCTAAATCTTGCTAGTTCTCTTGTGTAGTCATTTTCATCCATTTCCAATAATATATCACTCAATGGTACCATAGTTAATCTGACGTAATTTCCAATCACCGTATCCTCCGTCCCAACATCATCTCTAATACTATTTGTCTGATATACTGTCGTAATATATATCGTCGGGTCTGTTAGTAATAAATCACGTATCTGAGGCGTAGCATCAACGTCGAATGCATACAATACTATTCCATCTTCTAGTGCTTGCTCGATTTCTTGTACGGTTGTTTCTATATTAACTATAAATATGCTTTCCTCATAATCAGATAACATATTACGATAATCGCCACGTGATATCACTCGCACAACAGCGTCCAAATCTACTAACTCATATTCTGTTACTCTTATCAATTTATCTTCACCCTGTAACTCGAGAACCAGCCCCAATGACCTTAATTGACCGTCCATGGTGTTCATCAATTCCCTCGATCGTATCATCGCGCTCTCTCCATCAGGCGCCGACAATCTTATATTTTGTTTAATTCCGTCCAGACCTAGTCCAGCATTTCTAAGCACCGGTCCATCCACTCCATAGATCAGCGACCATACAATGTCAGTTCTGAGTATATTATATTGATTTTCTTCTGCCTGACCTGTTGAGTATAATAACATTGGTGTTGATCCGTCATCTGTGATACAATATTGTGTTTGTTTCCATGTTCCTAAATTACCGTCATAATTTGGCATAAAATTATACGCTTGATTCGCCAATGCTTCTAACACTACTGCCATATGCTGTACATATAGGGGTGAGACTTGACTTAATTTTGTGGTAACATGTGTTATATACGTATTTAATGATACGGCGGTTGCCGTTCTTAACGTTTGCATTCCCTTTTTCATCTTCTCTACAATCTTTTTCATCGTTGCGTCGAATAATGTTGCAGATGCTTCGAGCGAATTTACCATCCTTCTTGGCCCTACTTGAAATGGAATGTAATGATGTGGCGCTCTTGCTTCTCTTGGGTATTCAGCTGCTTCCGCTCTCACGTCTCTAATTAACGTACCTCTCGGTATCATTACATCTCTAATTGCATTTAAAACTGGATACGCACCTCTTAATCTATTGGGATAGAATACTGATGGATGCCACTCTGATAGCTGATCTTCTGATTGCTCCCAATCTCTAACATCGTCTAAATTAAATTCTGCGACACCATTTACCATTCTATATCTAATACCATAATTAGCAATAAATCGATTATACTCATCAGGAAACTGTGCGAATAAAAAGTTGAGAACTACCATAGATATTTCACCTTTAACTTCAGCTGTTAACCTTGGGAAAAATTGGGAGAACAATATTACTTCGATTAGTATTAATATACTATCATTACCTGTATAACTCGCTCTTGTATGTTCGTTAAATAGGTAGTAAATCGAATTGGATGGTCCCATTTCTTTAGCGAACATTTCATAGATTGACGTCAGYTCGTAACGTCTGACGATTGAATTAATCGCTTGATTTAAACTTGATGCATTCATGTCCGTCAATAACGCTCGTGGTCTTAGTTCAAATTCTTGTGATAACATCAGTGCTCCTGATTCCATTAAAAATCTGACGTWCATCTCATTTAATAAGGCCGGTAGACTTCTATCCAAAATTAAATTTGCCATCATTACCCGTGTCATATGTTGCATATCCATTTGAGGCATRCTTATAAAACTGCTAAGTTGAGGTAACTCATATCTCGTATTCTTTAGTGAAGATGCTAACAATTGCTCTTTCAGTTTACTCTGTACTCTTGAATTCTCTCGCAGTTCATTGAAATTTTTATTTAATACTTCTGTCACGTACATGTCGTTATTTAACGCATAATCTTCATACARCTTACCATTTACTTCAGCCGCCATCATTTCGTCTTCTCTTCCATAAAAATACAGTGATTCTTCGCGTCGTGGCCCTAGCACTTGTTCTCTCATTACGCGAGTTAACCACTTCATCCGCATATCTACTAAGTTTACTAGAGCTAAATTAGCATTCGCATCTTCTACTGTATATGTATCACCAATCATTAAGTTGTAGGGTGTTCTTACTCTTTCATCATCACGCGTAATGACCATAACCTCTCCATTCTTAATTACTCTATTGTCGCGCATTATACTTTGTAATGTTTTAATAGCTCCTATTATATATTGTCCTTTAAATATTAACTTACCAGTTAGGTTATGAGCTTCAACACTTTCGAAATAATTTCTTTCAAAAATATCTTCACTCTCTTCGACTATTGGAATACCTTTATGATACATTGCATTTGATCTTTTCATTAAATCATCGGATAATTTATATCTAACGGTTCTTGTACCACGTTGAAATGTTTCCCATGTTTTCTTAATTATCCGCTCTTCTATTTGTGCCCTAACTAAAACACCTCCAGCTAGCTGTACTTGAATTGATTCATAACCAACATAGTTCCATATATCTTCAGAAACTTCAAARTCTATTAACTCAATTTTAATTGTTGAATTCGCCGGAAACTTATCCATATGAGCCATCAAATAATTGGGTCCTGGCATCGTTACAGTTGTATTTTCCCCTATGTTAAAATCCTGTATATCTTTTATCAGCAGTCTGTTCTTTCGTTCAAATAGCGATACTTCTTGCATATCTCTGATATCTGGAAGTTTCTCTACTATCTTTACGTCTGGATTATCTTTAGAGCCTTCAATAATTACCGTCTTACCTTCTTCATTTCTGTCGACAATTGCTTTATCTCTTTCATTCTTTCCCGTAACTGTTCTGCTTGTTTCATCTTCATTTGTCGCTCGTGAGCCATCTCGCGTAGTCTCGCGTCTCTCGACTCTTTCTGAAGTTGATTCTCTCGGTTTTGGTTCATTTTTTTCAATTTGTTTTTCATTATCTCTTTTCTCGAACGTATCAATATCTTCGTCGCGTCGTTTATTCCTAACATCCATCATGTACTAGATCCATGCAGTAATAACT